AAACGTCATAATCAGCTTCGCTGAATACTCTGTTCCCTTCTTCATCATAAGTAAGATAGATAACAGTCCATACCTGTAGAGATACAGAATCAATATTTCCATTATCATTAGTAGATTTTTCGATAATATCTCTACGAGTTTTCTGTGTAGGTTGTTTAAAGATTACTTTATTACCTTCATATTCAAACTCTTTAGTTTTATAGTTGATTTTACTTCCAACTGTAATTTCACGAATATTATCTTTTAGGCCCATGTTGTATTTCCTCTTTTTTGTTAAAATTTTTCCTCAATAAATATGACATTAGTGGATGATTATTGTAATCAGAGCCACTAAATTTTATTTATTTTACGGAGCGTTAATTACTGTAAGTTCACCGTTACCTTGACCTTCAAGGGTAAGTTCACCAATTCCATCAACAGAAGTTTCAATTGATGCGTCAGTAACAACTACAGCACCTTCGAAACCTTTATTTCCTTCACCGTTAGGTAGATATTCAAAAGATAGATCAGTACGATTAATCCACGCATTGATAATATCTTGCATACCTTGAGTTGCTTCGGTATTAGGACCAAAGTACCAACTAAACGGTAGAACGTTTTCAGGTACGAATAGTGAGAATGAAGCATCAAATTCTTCGTTTTCACCAACATCACCAGATTGTGAAGTAGATTGAACAGTAAAGACACCGCGACAAAGTGTTTGACCAGTTCCTTCCCAATCAACATCAATTACAAATTGTTCTACTGATTTAAGATCATCGAAGAACGTATTTGAAGTTCTATCAAAACCTGAAACTTCAATAGAAACGTCTTTCAGTCCTGAACGATAAGTGTTAAATCCATTAGCACTTTGAACATCATTGAAAGATGAATTAGAAACTGATTCAGCGTTTTGTGTAACACTAATATTGTTTGCTGCCGCAATTGCGGTAAGAGGAAGATAACTAGCATCAGCCTCAATATTGCCGGTAACAGTATAAGTATCAACAAATGTTACACGACCAAACATATAATCAATACTTTCAATATCAGCAGGATCAACAAGTGAACCATCATCACGAATATCTACTGATTGATTCCAATCCCAAGGTGTTTGTGAAAGATCGTCTACAATATAAGTTTGTCCATCTTCTTGTGATAGAGCAACACCTGTAACAGCAGTTGGATCACCAGATTTTTTAACGTTTGCTTGGAAACCAGGCGTTTGTCTAAACCAGGCGTTACCACTAAAAGTATAATCTCTTACACCCGGAAGAGTAGAACTAAAGACACTACCAAAAATAGTGTTATCGTTTTCACTTGTTTCAATCGAAATTTCACCGGAAGAACCCGGTAAAGTCGAAAGAGTGCTAAGGTCTGGACCTACTTTAACAACTTTTGCTTCTGTACTCATTTTAATTTTCTCCTATTTACTGAGAGTTTTAATTTATTTAAGGGCTTTCCGGTTATTTTTATCAACTAAACCATCTACATAAAACTGTAAAACAGCATTAAACATTGGCATAGAATTTTCTAAATAGGCTGCAAAATGCGGCCCTTCGTCTGAAGTAAATTGAAAGTAAGCAGAATCACCAAAATATAAATTTGATGAACTATGCAATGTTTCAAAAACTTCATGTAATAGGTCTTCAGCTTCAACGTATTTTGATCTGTCTTCACCTATTGTCTGTAAAGAAATAGTATAAAAATCTCTAAGCCATTTAGGATTAGGATTTGTAGCAATCATTTGTGATACAAACTGAACACGATTATAACTATCCTCGATCTGTGAAAAGTCTCTCATCGTTCCAATTAGAAAAATATTAGAATCGAAAGGTTGACTTATAACAGAATCAGGGGGAGTAGTATTTCCAGTTAAATAATCTGTAAGTTTCTTTAAAACCCTATCCATAAATCCTCTTTATTTTTTACTATTTGACAGTTCTCTTTCCAATTTGTCCCTATTTGCTTCTACGGCTCTACGAAGCCAGAAAGGCTCTTTTCCATTTCTGAAAAACCCATCAGGTTTACTCCAAATAATCGGTAGATATTCAATTTCATTATTTTTATCATATCCGAAGTCAATTCTTACTGTAGTTTTCATAATATTTAAGTCTTTATACCAACTATCATGAGTCCTACCTGTACGATAAGGAACTCTCTCTTGACTGTCTCTTTTAACTATTTCAACCCAATTATCTACAGCTTGAGCAACTCTTTTTGTTCTAAGTTCTCTCATGTTATTTTTAAAAAACTGAAAAAATTGATCTATATCACTTTGATCGAATAATTTAGCTGGCATTTTGTTCTCCTGTGTGTTATAAAAAAGGTGACAACCAATGGTTTGCGTTTACACGCCACAACATGAGCCTTATTGTGAAAGAGGCCATTGGTTGTCATAACAGGCTCATTAAACTATATAACTGTATTCTGTTCTATTACCTCTTAAACTTGGTGTAAATATGTTTCTTTTTACTTCATAAGTTTTTGAATCAGGTTCAGTGCTTTCAGAAACACCTTTATAAACATAATCACCTTGGGTTATCAATGGTTCAGGTAGGTAGATTGTAGAATTACCACGAATCTCTACACCATTTTCAGTTATAAATTTACGTTGTTTGTATTCCCAACGACATTTTGTTGTAAATGGACCAGACCATGTTGGCTGGTTATACTCGTCTAAACCATTATTTTTCCAATACGTTAATTTTTGTGGAAATTTATCAATCATTTTATGACCTATGAACTTCGATTATAGTTGATCTTTTTGTAGCATAACCAAGTCTTGTCATTTTAGTTTTCAATCTCTTAATTAGTCTATTTCCACCTTCTTCAGCATGACCAGCATAAGTTTCACTAGAATCACCGAAAGATTGAGACTTGATTTTTACTGAATCTTCATAAATATCATTTTCTAAATCTTCTACAGCAACCTCAACAACAGCATTAATAATTGCTTCTGGAATTTCATTATCCTTAATAATCCTGTTTTCACTATCATGAAATTCAAGTCTAGGCCAATTTAAAGGCTGATCAACTTCTTTTATTTCACTATCCCATTTAACAAATAAATCTACAAATTCTGTAGCGTTAATGAGTTGAACTTCCTTGTCCTCATTATTAAGATCGTTCCAAGTTTGTTGCTTTGTAGAAGTCATGTTGTTGGCAACATAATCATCGGCATCAGCTACCGATATATAACTATTTGCACCATCAACAATTGTTCCGTCTTCTACAGTAATCATAATTAGTTCCCTCTATTAGATTTTACCTTCGTCTTCTGCATTCTGAAGAACTTCTTTAGCAAACTCTTTGGAACTAATTGGTTCATCAGTTAGCTGAGAAGCTTTAGAGCGCATTTTAGGCCATGATAGTTCGGACCAATGCGGTTCCCCATCTTCACCCTCATTTTCTTCCACAGAAGAAGCATTAACGCTTTCTGAAGCATCTTCTACTTCACTTGCTTGGGAAATTTCTTCTACGGATTCTTCTTTTGAAGGTACGGGGGCGGGTTCAGCATCTTCTGTAAATGATTTTTCATCATTTGGATCAGGACGATAAATTTTCTTTCCTGCATCATAATAAGCTTTTTCGATTTCTGGATAATTTGGAGCAAATACATACTCAAATTTATTACGAACACCATCACGTTTCCAATATTGAGGATTGGAACGAGTTACAAGAAATTTTTTAGTATCAATATCTACATTTTCAAATGCAATAATAGCTTTACGGCCCATTTCTAACTCCTTTTGTTAGTTAATTATTCATATACCAGTATTGACAATATACATATAAAAAAGGGGCCTTTCGGCCCCTTAATCAACCATTACTGGTTATTATAGGTCTTCAATAGCATTGAAAATACCAACTACACCCGGACCAGCTTTTTCCTGAACAACCAAGTCCCAATTTGCTGAAGTAGCAAGATCGGTAGTTGTTGGGTGAACACTTGAGTTCCAAGCGAAACCACTGATCTTAGGCATCAGAGCATATTCTGTCTGAATACGACCGATAAGGTTTTTCTTACCACCAACTACTTCTGAAAGAACGTTACGATCTTCAGCTTCGTAAAGTGTTACAGCACCTTCAGTAAGACCAAGAACATAGTGTTGTGCAGGTTCACTACCATCACCAGCAGGGTCTTCATCTACTAGCCATTCGGAATCTGTAACGATTACCGGAAGACCAGTTGTAGCAGGCATACCACCGTAAACAACAACACCAGCAACATCGGTAAGACCAGCTTCAATG